GAGTACCGTTGCACGCATAGAAGCCATCGTCCCCTAAAAAGTAGGTCACGCCCTGATACTGAACAACAGAGTTCGGCTCAAAGCATCCCAGGTTACGCGAAATGTTGTCAAACTGAAAAATTGCTGGGGTTCCAACGTAAGACATCCGGTAGATGGATTTTTCCATCAGCACAAGGCCAAACTCACCACCCGTAATTGCTTGGACAGCGCCGCCGTCAGGAATCACCTGAAAGTCGGCTTGGTTGGTGGCGGTTGTGGTCCATTGTGTTTCATCGTTAATGGCTGACCATTGGACCTTTTGCGAATCTGTGGAACTCGTATATCCAGTAACCACAAAATCTCGAACCACGGTAACGTATCGTGCGGTCGGAGCGGCAGCATCTAAATCTGCCCAAGCAGTAGATGTACCCAATGTCCAGTATTGCAAAATTTCATCACCATTGGCGGCAATTAGCACATTACCAAACTGTGTAAAGCGCCACTTTTGTTCCGCTGGGGTTGTGTACCCGCCAGCTTTAGAAACATTGTCCAAAGACAAGTCACTAGAGTCGAGCTTAAATAACTTTGTTTCGCCACCAGCAAAAACTTCTGTAAGACCCGTCGCTGGGTTTCTTCCGGCCACCACGTTGTTGATGTTTTCCGATGCGGCCTGCGAGTAATCAACAGGCGAGCGCATAGGGCCATATCCGACAGCCTGCGGCGACACATTTAGGGCTTCCTTGACCGTTCCCGTTAGTCCGGGCTGGTCTGGTAGCCATTCTCCGAAACTTACCCTGCTAGTTGCCATGTGTTGTTTCCAGCCGTATTCGTTGTCCAGGTGTTAGACCCTGCCGAGACAGGCGTCCAAGAGTTTGTTCCGACATTTGTGGGCGTCCAAGTATTTGGTCCCGCAGAAGTCGTTGTCCAGGTATTGGGTCCGGTCGTCACGTTGGTCCAATCCTCTCCGAGAATCTTGCCGATTACCGTTAGAGTGCCGCTTGCCGAGACAGTTGCCGTTGCTGCAAATGTAGCGTTGGCCGCTACAGACATGGAGCCGGTAGCCACAATGTTTGCCGAGCCAGAGGCATCAAATCCACCCGTAGCCGTTACCGTGGCGGTGGCCGACATTGCTGCCGTTGCTGTCCGTATCCGGTCTCCTGCGCCTGCAAAAGCTCCGGTCGCAGACATTGCACCATCGGCTAAACGCACCCGACTTGGGGTTACTACTAATGTTCCGGCAGAGGTGATAAGTGCCTCTCCGGTGGTGATCCTAAACGCGCTTGCAGAAACGGTTGCAGAGGCTGTTATTTGGGCTTCTGCTGACCTAACAAGGTTTCCGGCGGCTGTCATCGTGCCTATGCCTGTCATGGCCGCTTGAGCGAACCTTTCTAGGCTTCCAGCGGCAGTCATTGTGCCGGATGCGGTAATCAATCCTTCTGCGGTACGGATTGCAAACGCACCGGCTTGCATTGCTCCAGTTGCGGTAAAACTTGCCGTAGTGCCAATCTGACGCTCTCCGCTGGCGGTCATTGTTCCCGTTGCGGTAATACTTGCCGGAGCATCAAAGTAGATGCAGGCGGTTCCCCAAGCATCTGAATCCATCTGTAAATTGATGGTATCCAAATTGCCAAATGCGTCCATTGTGTCCAGCGTCCACGGACCGCAAACTTTATCTACATACCACGTTGAGTCCAACGGATACTGCGGCATCGAATCCAGCGTGCCGAGTTGATCCAGTTGTTCTAACGTGAGAGACATTAGGCAAGCGTGACGCTTAACGAGCCAGCAGCAATCTTGAAGATATCGCCGGACTCAATGGTTTTAGAAGTCGTGATGTCGGTGTAAAACAACAGGTTGCCGGAGGTAATTGCGTCTAGCAGGCCAACGTGCGACACCGTACCCCAGGAGCCGGTTGCTTGAGCAAACTCAACCGCTGCGGAATTGGTGCAAACGCCGTTGGAGGGCGCGTTAAAAGTTACATCCTTGCGGGCATAAGAATTACCGGAGATTTCCGTTCCCGTGTTGCCTTCGCCCGGATCGGTGGTGTAAAGACCGACGTAGACGGTCGTGGGGGATGTGTAAGACGTAGCGCGGAGAACGGCGTTTAGTAAGCCATTCTCCAAATAATTTGACATTTCAGACATGATTACCTCGACGTAACAGACATGGATAGGGGAACACCAGCAAACTCAGAATTCTGGTCAGAAGTGTTAATGTTGACAATGGCGCGGTCGTAAAGCTGTGCCCAGACGCCAATTCGAGCATCGTTCATCAAATACGGCTCAGCTTCTGCAAGCGAGGCGTAGAGCAACGCATCGGGGTAGTTTGCCAAGAACTCGTTGGAGGCTACCGAATCCGACAGGGCTACGGGCTTGAAGTAATACAGCAGTTCTACCGTGTAGGCTTTGTCAGGGATTGGCGCGAGGTCAAACTCTTGCCCGAGCAGGGTATAAAAGCCTGGCTTACCAGACTCTTCTGCTTGTGCGTTGCGGGTAAATGATGACGGTGATTCGTAATTCAGCGTGATGCGCGGGTTTCCGGCCAGATAGATGTCACGCATTTCTAGGAAATCGGACGGGATCTCAACCGTGGAGTCCCCAGCAGTCGTGGTCGTTGTGACCGATTTCAGCAGTTTGCGGGTGCGAATCTCCCGAGCTAGACGGACTTCTGCCAGCGTGATGAAATCAGGAATCTGGCTGGTTAGGTCGCTGCGCCCAAGATAGTTCGCAACTGCCGTCTTTAGTGTAGAGTAACTCGTCAGAGCCATCGTTTTCCTTACTGGCTATATCGTGCCATCCAAAAGTGTATGAACCGACATGGCCGATCATGTTAGAGAAGTCGTGATCCACCCATGTCTCAAATCCTGCGTCATGCGCTCTCACGCAGAAGTAAACATCCTCGCCTAGTAGTTTTTCGCCAGGCAGTTGCTCAAACCAAAACCACGGTCGCGGAGTCTTTAAGAAAACCTCACGCTTGACCATCATCACGCCGCAGCCAATTGCGGTGACGCGCTCCAGACCTTTTTTGTCTTTAGAACTGATCTTCTGCCAGTTGATCGTCTTTTCTTCCTTGTTGATCCAGGCGTTCTTGGCTGTGCCGTGGATTGGCGGGACTCGGGTTGTGGCGTTAGCGCCAACAATGTCTTTATCCCGTGAGATCAAATGCTCAATCGTATTCTTTGGGAACCGCATATCTGCATCTACCCAAAGGATATAATCTGCACCTTCGTCTATTGCTGTCTGCGCCAACTTCTCGCGCTGATCAAAGATCAGGGTTCCGGCCACCGTGTAAAGGCTTTGCTGACCTTTGCTTCTAAATCTTGAGTCGTAGCCACACATTAAGGCTAGGTCAAACGCTGTACCTACTTCCATTTCGCCACGCGTAGGAATACACACGGCAACTTTGGCTTTAGAGCCTTTCATATTTTCTCCTCAGATTCTGCCCGGTCGGGTACGAAAGAACCGATTATCGGGATTATTTAGCCACGCCTTCATGCGCTTTTGGTCGAGCACAACAAAGCCGCGCATAATGCCTTGCTTGTTTAGATCTTCTATGACTGCGAATGGTATTTCTGCAACCCTGCTAAGTTCTCCCCATCGTGTTCGCTCGTCTGTGGAGTTATAGGCCGCTTTGTTGGCCTCGATGATTGGGGTAAGGTTTGTTTGCGCTTTGACGACTAGGTTTCCTTCGCCATCTGCGTAGGTGGTTCTAACTTCGCCGTTGACTACTTCAGTTCCAAGTTTTAACACTTGTTCTCCAAAAACGGGAGTGGGACTGGCCCACCCCCGATTCTACAACACTTTAGGCTGCTTTGATATCAAAGATACCGCCATGAGCCTTCTCATTCCGCATTTCCAGCGTGAGTTCGGCAAGGATCTGGGTCTTTTCAGAGTCACCAGTCTTAGCCAGATCATTGGTCTGGAACGGACGGAGGTAAGCCAGGGCTGCGTACTCAGGATCAAGCATCAGCGCATCGGTCGTCCGCATAAAGCGATCCGGCACGATGGAGATGAGACCGAAGTCCGACAGGTATGCACCAGCGGCAGCAACAATCGTGGTCGGCTCTGCGCCGGTCACATAACGCTGCTCTGCAACACCGGGGAAGCCCGATACCGTAGCCTTCAGGCCAGGAGGAACAACCAGCATCTTGGGCGTGCCGCCTTCGGTGAAGATTTCCTGGGCCACTTCTTTGAGCATGGACTCAAGGAAAGTGCGGGTTGTGGTGTCGGAACGTACATCGGAACCGTCGCCGGTCGGGTTCGTACCAGCCGAACCTTTGCTGACGTTGGTCGTGATCCATGACAGCAACGAACCCATCTTACGAGCGCCAGAGGTAGCCGTACCGTTGGTCTTGGCTTGGTTGG